TTTGCTATAAGATGATAAGCCAGATTTATGGTTTAGGAACACCTCAAGTAACAGTTAATCACATAGAACAACCACAGATTAAGTTTAAGTGGGATTGGGAGCAGGATGATGAGCCAGATTACTAAATATAACAAAGAATTAAAACTAGGATTTGAGGAAACAAAAGCAAAAGAGAGAGATTTAAGGATACTATCACTTGGTGCAGGAGTTCAAAGCTCTGTTTTATTGCTTAAAGTATTACATGAGGAAATAGAGCCTGTTGATTATGCAATTTTTGCAGATACAGGTAATGAGCCAGAAAAAGTATATAAATGGTTACATTATTTAGAGGATTTAGTTGCAGATAAAATAGAAATAATAAGAGTTAAAAATAATGATAATAAAGGAGATATTGTAGAGGATATATTATCTGAGTCAGGTAGATTTGCATCTATTCCTATTTTTACAAAAAATCCTGATGGAACTAAAGGAATGACTAGGAGAACTTGTACTTTTGAATATAAAATAAAGCCTATTCAAAGAAAAGTTAGGGAGATTCTTGGGGTAGATAATCTAAGAGGAAAGCATGTAGAAATGGTTATGGGTATTTCTTTTGATGAAATACAAAGAGTTACAGCTCCATCAACTAAATGGCAAGTAAATTGTTATCCTTTTGTTGAGGAAAAAGTAACTAGGCATCAGTGTCAAGAATGGATGATTGTTAATAATTATAAAAAAGCTCCTAGATCTGCTTGTATTATGTGCCCATACCATAGCAATAAAGAATGGTATAACTTACAAAAAAATAATCCTAATGAATTTAAAATGGCAGTTGCTTTTGATGAGGAGTTGAGAAAAAACAAAAAAAGTCAGTTTGTTAATAAATTAAATGGAGAAATATATCTGCATAGATCATTAATACCATTAAAAGATATAAACTTTGCTATTGAACAAGATCCACAATATAAGTTATTTGATGATGAATGCTCAGGAATTTGTGGAGTATGAGCCAGATTATTGAGGCTACTCCACCTGATCTACATTCTGGACAAATAGAAGTAATACAAGCATTAGATGAAAATAGATTTGTTATTGCAGTTTGTGGTAGGAGATGGGGTAAAACAACTTTATCTTTAGTTGCAGCAGTAGATCAAGCTCTTAAAGGTTTAAAAGTATGGGTTATCTTTCCTGTATATCCACAAAGTTTAGAATCTTGGCTTAATTTAAAAAGTTTAGTTAGACAGTTACCAGAGAACTATGCAGAAACAAGAGAAGTAGAGAAAAGAATAGTTTTAGCTAATGGTGGATCTATACAGATAAAATCAGCTAATAAACCAGAAACTCTTAGAGGTGCAGGTGGTATATCTCTTATTATCTTTGATGAAACTGCTTATATGGATAAAGAAACTTGGGAGACAGTTAGACCAATACTTAGTGATAGCTTAGGTAAAGCATTATTTATATCTACTCCTAATGGGATGAATTGGTTTTATGAACTCTTTGATAATGCTAAGAGGAGAGAGGATTGGAAAGTATTTCACTATCCTACAGAGCAATCTCCTAGAATTAATAAAAATGAGTTAGCACAAGCCAGAGAGGAGTTAGGCTCTATGGTGTATGCACAGGAGTTCTTAGCAGAATTTACAGAGGTAGGACACATGTTTAAAAGAGAGTGGTTTAAGTATTATGACACTATTGCAGGAGATGATCCTGAGTATGTCTTAGGAGATGAAGTAGTAAAGCATAGTGAGCTAAGTATCTTTGGCACTATGGACACAGCACTAAGTATTAAAGAGACAGCTGATTATTCTGTAATAATAACAGTTGGATCTACTCCTAGTGGTAAGCTATTAGTAATGGATGTATTCAGAGCTAGACTAGAAGCTCCAGAGTTACTACCACAAATAGAAGCAAAGATAAATGAATACAATATGTCTTGGTTGGGAGTGGAGGATTCTAGTTTTGGCTTAGGTATAATTCAAATGGCTAGGAGACAGGGTTTGCCAATAAGAAACTTAAAGGCAGATAAGTCAAAAACTGCTAGAGCTGTACCTGCTGCTGCAGGAGTAGAAAATGGCTCTATATGGTTTTTGAAAAATGCTAAATGGCTTGTAGAATTTGAAAGAGAATTAACTAGCTTTCCATCTAGTGGATCTCATGATGATATGGTAGATGCCTTAGCTTATGCAGCTAGGTTTGGGATAGTTAGAAAGACAAATTGGAGTGTAACCTAATTGGGAATTAGAGATAATATTAGAGGCTTCTTTGCTCAGGAAGTACAAACAGAAAAGAAATCTGGGCAATATCCAACATCACAAGTAGTATTTCCATTCAATACAGATGCAGGTTATTTTAGTGGAGTTAATCAAATGTCTCCAGAGGGTAACTCAGCAGCTCTTGCTTGTTTAAATGTACTTGGTACAGCTTTTAGTGAGCCACCATTAAAGGTATATTTAAAGAATCAAGAGGGTATGGAATATATATCTAATCATCCTGCTGAACAATTACTACAAAATCCTAATCCAAATATGACAGCATCACTACTAAATAATTATATTGTTACTTCTGTAGCTGTGTCTGGAGATGCTTTTATCTTAAAACTTAGAAATGAATCAGGAGCAGTAATACAACTTATACCTTTACTACCAGAGATGGTAGAAGTTAAAGGAAACACAGAACAATTAATAACTAAGTATGAATACAAGCAAAAGGGCAACACTATGTCAATCTTGCCAGAGGATATGATACATCTTAGAGAGAGAATTGATCCTAGAAATCACAGGAGAGGACTTGCTCCTCTTAGATCAGTAATGGTAGAAGTATTAGGAGATGCTGCAGCTTCACAGATGGGAGCAGCATTAGTAAAGAATACAGGTGTTCCTAGTGTTGTTATATCTCCAAAGAATGATTTATCTATGACAAGTGATGAGGCAGAGAATATAGCTGAGGTATTTGGTAGGAGATTTGGAGGAGAGAATAGAGGCAGACCATTAGTAATATCTGGTGGAGAAGTTGATATAAAAACTCTTTCCTTTAGCCCAAAAGATTTAGAGATAGGCAAACTTAGATACATTAATGAGGAGAGAATCTCTGCTGTACTAGGTGTTCCTGCAATATTAGCAGGATTAGGATCTGGATTAGAGAGAGCAACATACTCTAATGCAAAAGAACTTAGAGAGTTCTTTACAGAGCAGAAATTAATTCCTATGTGGAATCACTTTGCTAATGAATTTACTAAACAACTATTATTACAAGATTTTGAGGATAATACAGATTACTGCTTTAAATATGATATATCAGATGTAAGAGCTTTAAGTCAAGATGAGGATGCAACTATGCAAAGAATAGTAACAGGTTTCAATGCAGGGTTTGTAACTGTTAATGAAGCAAGACAAGCTAATCAGTTATCAGCTCTTGATGATGGAGATTACTTCATAAGAAATATGATGGTTGCTGAAGTTCCTGTTGAGGGAGATGATGTAACAATGTATCAAGCAGAAACATCAGAGGATATAGAGGAGAAAGCTGTATCTAAAAGAATAGAGGGAATACTTAGAGATAAAGTAACAGAACATAATGATAAAGATCCAAAGTATAGAGCTACTTTCTCAATGCTTAGGCAAGTATTTGAAAGAGGAGTAGGAGCTTATAATACTAATCCTCAATCAGTTAGACCAAATGTTACTAGCTCAGATCAATGGGCATTAGCAAGAGTTAATACTTTTATAAGAGCATTAAGTTCAGGTAAGTTTCCTAATAGAGCTTTTGATACTGATTTACTACCAGAGGGGCATCCTAAAAGCACAAAGAAAGAAATAGATTTAGAAATAGAAACAAAAGTAGATAAAGTTCCTAGCTATATACAAAAGAATGCACAGAGAGGATTAGATCTCTTAGAGTTTGCAGGTAGTGGCTTAACTGATAAAACAAAAAGAGAAGCCAGAGAGATGGCTAATGGAAATATTAGTGATAACAAAGTTGTAAGAATGGCAGCTTGGTTTGCTAGGCATGAGGGAGACTTAGACTCAGATAAAGCTAATGATTACCTTAATGGAGATAGTGATAGACCAACAGCAGGACAAGTAGCTTGGTTGTTATGGGGTGGAGATATATCTAAATCTAACAAGATGAGAGCTGCTAATTGGGCAACTAAAGAAGCAGATAAAGTAAAAGAAAACAAAAGTATTGACTTTCCACTATATGGATGGCAAGAGCCAACAGTTAAAATCTTAGGATTGCCTACAGTAAAACATTACAGAACAGAGATTGAAAAGAAAGAGCTTTGGAAAGCTATAAATGGTTTAGAAAACTCTTGGAGTGAGTATATGGCTAATATCTATGCAAAAGAACTAAATAGGCAAAAAAGAGCCTTATCTAATGTTGCTAAAGCTAGTCATGACTTACAAGCACTAGAAACTAATGTAGATATATTCTTAAATGAATCTAAGTTTGATAAAGAGTTACTACCATTGTTTTATTCTCTTGGAGATGATATGTCAGTTAGAACTTGGGATAATCTTTTTCCTGCACAAGAAAACTTTAAAGCTGCAGATCCTGTAGATCTAGGAGTACAAGTTAATGAGGAACAAGCAATAAGAACAGTATTTGGTACTCTTTCTGGATTACTACCAGAGGGCAGAACACTCAAGAAAATTGTAGATAATGGCTTTTACAGAGGACAAAGAGAAGTACCTGCAGAAGTTAGATCATTATTTCAAGATTCACAAGCAGCAGGTTTTGTACAAGATAATGCTAAGAAAGTTATGAATGACTTAAATGCAACTACAAAGAAAAGAATTGCTACACAGATAACAAAGACAATAAAAGAGTTTGAGGATCTAGGAATAGTAAATCCTGTAGCAGGAACACCAGATGGAGATAGATTCTTTAATGAGTTATCTAAAAAGATAAATGTAGTTTTAGGAGGACAGAACTTAGGTAGAGCTAAGAATATAGCTAGAACAGAGGTTGGTAAGATAAGTTCTTGGAGTCAGCAAAGAGCTGCAAAAGCTACAGGCAAAACTTTAGAAAAAGAGTGGGTATCTAGGAGAGATGGAGTTGTTAGAGAAGCTCATTTTGAGTTAGACAATCAAAGAGTTCCTCTGAATAGTTTTTATCTGTATAATGGTATTAAGTTGGATGCTCCTAGAGATCCTAATGCTCCAATTAGCTTGATTGCTAATTGTAGATGTACAGAAGCTTATATTGAGGTAATAGATGAATGAAATAGAAAGACCAGAGAATCTATCTTATAAAAATGCTCCTATAGAGCTAAAAGAGGATGGAGATACAAGATACATAGAGGCAGTTTTTTCATTATTTGAGACTATTGATAGTGATAATGATGTAACTAAAGCTAATGCTTTAAGATCAGGATATTCAGGCAATAAAGTGCCATTAGTATGGAATCATGATTGGAGTAAAGTAATTGGTAGAGGAATCATAGAAACAGATAATCAAAAAGCTGTGTTTAAAGGATATTTTTTAGAAACAGAAGC